ACGAGCCGCACAAGCTGAACTTGTAAAACTCACACAAGAAAAGTTACCACTACTCAGAGAAGAAAATATATTAAGGGCAGAAGTAGGTCCGATTATGTTTATCGCCGAGTTATTATATGATAAAGACGATACAAAGTTTATAGATAAAGCTGTGAGGGTTGTTATATTCATAATCATATTTGTGTTTGACCCATTGGCAGTTTTATTATTAGTGGCCGCAAATCAATCGTATAGAAAATATAGGGTAGATAAACCTACACCACAAACACCAAAGAAGGCAAATCGTAAGAAAAAGCTTGACTTACCAACCAGCCCTAGTTTAGAATCCTTCTTTATAGACAAAGATAAAATGTTAGTACCTAAAAATCAAATTGCGAAAGTGAGAGGAATGAAATGAGTTTATTAGATAGACTAAAGAAAAATACAACAATTAAAGATTCGTCTATACTTGCCAAGTCAAAGTTTTTTAGTCAGAAAGATATGGTACAAACTGATGTGCCTATGATTAATGTTGCACTTTCTGGTTCACTTGATGGCGGTATAACACCAGGTCTTACCATGTTAGCAGGGCCTTCTAAACATTTTAAGAGTGCATTTGGTCTGCTCATGGCTTCTGCGTATATGAGGAAGTATAAAGATGCAGTTGTGTTATTCTATGATTCAGAGTTTGGCACACCACAGAAATACTTTGAGACATTTGAGATAGACATGGAACGTGTATTGCATACGCCAATCACAAATGTTGAAGAACTTAAAATTGATATAATGAATCAGTTACAAGATATTACAAGTGAAGATAAAGTAATCGTTATCATAGATTCTATTGGTAACCTTGCATCTAAGAAAGAGGTTGATGATTCACTTGATGGTAAAACAGTTGCAGATATGACGAGAGCCAAGGGTATAAAGTCTTTGTTTCGCATGATAACACCTCACCTCACTATCAAAGACATACCCTTGGTCGTAGTCAATCACACATACAAAGAAATTGGAATGTTTCCAAAAGATATTGTTGGTGGTGGTACAGGTTCTTATTACTCTGCTGACACAATCTGGATTCTTGGTAGACAACAAGATAAAGACAAAGATGGCTTACAAGGTTATCACTTCATAATTAATGTAGAGAAATCTAGGTATGTAAAAGAGAAGTCAAAGATACCTATTTCTGTATCATTTAATGGTGGTATGCAAAAGTATTCTGGTCTATTAGACTTAGCAATGCAAGCTAACTTTGTAACAAAGCCATCACCGGGTTGGTATGCGAAAGTTGACCGTGAAACGGGCGAAGTTGGTCCTAAAGTACGCTTAGATGCCACACAAACAAAGGAATTCTGGTATCCTATATTAGAGGACAAACAGTTTAAAACCTTTGTTCAAGAAAAATATCAAATAGGTTATGGGAACATATTGAATGACGAGACTAGAACAGACGATTCTGAAGAACTTAGTGTACAATGAGGATTTTACACGAAAAGTTTTACCATTTATACAATCAGAGTATTTTTCAGATTCAATAGAAAGAAAAGTATTTACTGAAATCAAAGAGTTTGTAAATCGTTATGAACAAGTGCCAACACATGAGGCACTTGTAATTAATTTTACAGAGAAGAAAGAACTTACAGAAGATGAAGTCTCAAAGTCTATTGAGCTTCTGAATGAAATCAAAACAACATCTGATGAAAAAGTAGATCAATCTTGGCTTACAGAACAAACAGAAAAGTTTTGTCAAGATAAAGCTATCTACAATGCAATCATGGATTCGGTTGCAATACTTGATGATAAAAGCACAAAGAGTTCTAAAGGTGAAATACCAAAACTATTAAGTGATGCACTTGGTGTTTCATTTGATACACATATTGGCCATGATTTCATGGACGATTACAAAGAACGATATGATTTTTATCACAAGGTTGAAAAGAGAACTAAGTTTGACCTTGACCTGATGAACAAGATCACAAAAGGTGGTCTGCCAGATAAAACTTTAAATGTATTGATGGCGGGCACGGGTGTTGGTAAAAGTTTGTTTATGTGCCACATGGCATCAGCCTGTTTATCTCAGGGTGATAATGTTTTGTATATCACTTTAGAAATGGCTGAAGAAAAGATTGCAGAAAGAATCGATGCTAACTTATTGAACATTAGTTTGAATGAACTTAGGTCTGTATCGAAAGATGATTATGAAAACAAGTTTCAAGTGTTGAGAGCTAAGACACAAGGTAAGTTAATCATCAAAGAATATCCAACCGCATCCGCATCTACATTACATTTCAGAGCCTTGTTAAGTGAACTGGCGATGAAGAAACAATTTAGACCTAATATTATATTTGTTGATTACATAAACATTTGTGCATCATCAAGAATACGACCAGGTGGTAATGTGAACTCATATACATACATCAAGTCTATTGCAGAAGAATTACGAGGTCTTGCTGTTGAGTTTGAATTACCAATTGTATCTGCTACACAAACAACAAGGTCTGGTTTTACAAACTCAGACCCAGGTCTTGAAGATGTTTCAGAATCATTTGGTTTACCTGCAACTGCTGACTTTATGTTTGCAATCATATCAAATGAACAACTTGAAGAACTGAATCAGATTATGGTCAAACAACAAAAGAATCGTTACAATGATCCAAGTTACTACAAGAAGTTTATTCTTGGTGTTGATAGAGCCAAGATGAGACTATATGATGTAGAGCAAGGTGGTCAAGATGACTTGTTAGACTCAGGTCAAGACGATAAACCAATTAATACATTTGGCACAAGAGAAAAGTTTGATGGATTTAAAGTATGAAAATAACTAGAGAACAAGCATTATACGGTGCAAAAGCCTTCTCAGATTACTTTGATCGTTTTGAAACGATTGCAGATTACATGAGAGATCAAAAGTTAAATGCTGTTGATGAAATGTCTTTTGGTTTACCAGGTATGGGGCCTGAAATGGATTTGTTTGATAACTTTGATATGCACCCAGAAGACATGAATATTGAAGTCGTTGAAATGAACCAGAATATGTGGGACATTTACATTAAGATTATATCATCACATTCAAACATGACAAGTATTCCAGGTAAATCATTAAGACTTGGTGTATTAGAAAAGAATACAAACAAGTGGCTTGGTTTTGTTCGTATGGGTTCACCAGTAATCAATATGAAACCAAGAAATGAGTTATTGAATTGTGTATTTACTCAAGATGAAAAAACAGCCAAGGCATTTAATCTTACATCTATCATGGGCTTTGTGATTGTGCCATCTCAACCATTTGGTTTCAACTATCTTGGTGGTAAACTACTTGCAGCTATTTGTTGTTCTCACCATGTTCGTGAGATGATGAACAAGAAATATCCAGGTATGAATGTATGTTTATTTGAAACGACCAGTTTGTATGGGTCATCAAAGTCTAGTTCACAATATGATGGCATGAAGCCATTTCTCAGATTCAAAGGTCTTACAGATTCTAATTTTCTACCTTTGATGCACGGCAAACCATATGAAGATTTAAGAGACTATATGGAGAAAGCTGTTGGTGAACCGATAGTACCAGAGGATGCCTCATCAAGAAAATTGAAACTATCAACTAAAATACAGGCTCTCATCAAGGCTGCCTTAGATGGGTCAGATTTAGATAGATTTAACAAGACAATCAACAATGCACTTCAATTGACTGAAAGGAAGCGATATTACGCCTCCTCCTATGGTTTCTCCAACTTTGTTGATGTGGTAACTGGTAAGACCGATAAGTTGGTTCCAGACAAGGATAACCACGATAAACACTATCTGGAGAATGTAATTAAGTGGTGGGTCAAGAAAGCCTCAAACAGATATGTGTCTCTAAAAAGAGACAATCGAATCAGAAAAGAATTAGAAGTATGGACAGGTGAAAAAGAGATTGACATTATTCGGTAATCGTGTTAGGATAAATATATGAATTATCAAATAATAGGACAATCTATGGCAACAGCAATTCAGAAAGATTTTGAAAGAGCGGTCAATTTAGTTATCAATGAAAATAAAGACCTCGTAAAACAGAAGCCAGTACTTAAATTTGTATCTGGTGTAAAAC